ATGGACCGGATCAATCGGGAGCTTCAAAACCAGCAGGACCGGCTCAGAGGGCAGCAGAGCTTGCCGCAGCCACGCGGGATGAGTCAGGGGACTGGCTCTCGGAGGAGTACGACCAATTCGCCTGAGGACGAACAGAAGCGCATCAAGGTCGATCAGTTCTATTCAAAGCTGCGTGCCGTGTACGGCAAAGCCAAATATGACTCTCAGTTTGCTGACGCTGAAGATCTGAAACGCAGTAAGCGTAACTGGGCGAATGAGATCAACAAGCTGACTGCCACTCAGTACAACCTGGGCTTCAAGGAGCTCAAGAAGCTGCTGCAGAACGGCGACCCTGATTACCAATGGCCGGACATCGGGAAAGTCATAGGTCTGTGTACTCGCGCTGAGCGTCTGAAAGCAGCACACAAGATCTTTACTCCACTGCCTAAGCCGGAGAAAACAGACGAGCAGCGGCAGCGTGGTAACGAGCACTTGGAAGCACTGAAGAGGGGGCTGATCTGATGGCTAAGGAAGACTCAATAGAAATCATCATCCAGAACGAAACGGTAAAGCGCGATCGCATGAACCACGTCTGGGGATTGGTCGGTAAGGGCCTGAAGGGCGGGCCGGTCGTTGTCACTCTCGGTAGAGAGAAACGCACCCTGGATCAAAACGCAAAGCTCTGGGCAATGCTGACTGATGTAAGTCGACAGGTTGAATGGCATGGGCGGAAGCTCAGCAATGAGGACTGGAAGCACGTCTTCACTGCTGGACTGAAGCAGCAGGAAGCGGTGCCAGGTATCAACGGCGGTTTCGTCGTACTGGGGCAGTCAACCAGCAAGATGCGTAAGCGTGAATTCGCAGAGCTGATCGAGCTGATCTATGCCTTCGGTGCTGAACGCTCAGTGCAGTGGTCGGAGAAGTCGAAGGGAGTGGTAGAGGAATACCAGAAGTGGCTGGAAGAGGAACGGGCGAAGCGGGGGCAGGCAGCATGAGTGGTGTGTTTGGAGAAGGTGCAAATAACGCAAATGGTCGGAAGAGTGTTGAGTGGTACACGCCGAAGTGGATTTTTGATGAGCTGAATGTGGTTTTCGATCTGGATCCGTCCTCACCTCATGACCATGAATCTTTCGTGCCAGCTGATGAGAAGTACACCATTTTCGATGACGGGCTTAGCAAGCCTTGGCATGGGCGCGTTTGGCTAAATCCGCCTTATGGCCGGGATACTCCATTCTGGATGAATCGGATGATTGATCACGGGAACGGCATTGCGCTGGTATTCAGTCGAACTGATGCGAAGTGGTTTCAGGATGCGATGAAGGCCGCTACAGCTGTTTTGTTTGTGGCTGGTCGGATTGAGTTTGTTCCAGGCAATGAGAACAAGCATAAGAAAAGCCGAAGCGGGGCCGGGACAGCTCTCTTTGCATTTGGTGAGGATAACGCCAGGGTGCTGAGGCGTCTGGCATACAAAGGCGTTTTCTTTGCTACCGGGGATATTGCGGCATGAGTCAACCATCAGCATTTTGCTGCTTGCTCTCTCTTAGTGCGATCAAGCATCAGGAAATTGTCGTTTGTGGTGAATGGAAATGATCAGATCAGAGAAACTCCGCGAATCAGCCCAGGGTCAGGAATGCACTCTTCAGATTGCCGGAGTGTGTAACTCCAACCCTGAGACAACGGTACTGGCTCATCTGCCTGATGAGTCTCACGGGATGGCATTGAAGGCTGACGACATATCCGCGGCTTTCAGTTGCTCCGATTGCCACGACTGCATCGACGGTCGGCACACCGTGAAGCTGATGCCAGAGGACAAAGAATTCTACATGCGCAGGGCTCAGACCCGGACGATGCGCATGTGGGTAGAAATGGGATTGGTAGTGATTACTGGCGCCGCATGACGAACGGCTGACCAGATAAAACCAGATATTGGACGATAGGACGAGGACGGGACGATGAAGAGAAATGTTTATGCAGATGGCAACGATAGCGGTCTGATCTTGGTTGAAGGGATGGGGGAATATGCGCCTCGGTCTCGTGTTGTTGAGTTGGAGACAGAGCGCGACCAGCTGGCGGCGCAGAACTTTCACCTGCACAAGGCAGCAAATGCCTTGTTCAGAAAGCCAGCCAAGGGCGGTGGGTACATAGTTCTGACCATTGACCTAAACAAGCTGAAGATGGTTGCGGATGAGCCATTAAGCATCTCTCTAGCCGAACATGATGCGCAGCTAATGGAATCTGAGTTTGATCGATTGGCTCAAATTCTCGAAGGAGAGTTTGGTGATAGAGCGGGAGGATTTATGCGCAAGTATGCAGTTCACCGCCCTGATCAGCTTCGCCAGCAGGCGCAGGAGGGCGAGCAGTGAGCATCACAAAGCACGTCCTCAAAACCGATCCTGATGTGTTTCAGCTGTCCTGGGATGGTCTGAAGGATTACGAAATTCGCTACAACGACCGGGATTATCAGGTGGGCGATCACCTGGAGCTGCAGGAAACCAAGTTCTCAGGCGCAGAGATGGCTTTGCTCGATGAGTACTGCGTGGAGTTCACCGGTTGCGTTCTGCATTGCGAGATTACCCACGTTCTGAGCGGCTACGGTCTGCAGGAGGGTTGGGTGATCCTTTCGCTCAAGCCTGTTGTTGCTTTGAGCGACACGGCTGCAGAGATCGAGCAGGGCCTGAATGAGATGGCCTTGCTCAACTGCCCTGCCTGTGGTGGTAGCGGTCATACAGATGATGCTCAGGCCGCTGGCGGCGTCGCAGAGGAGCATTACTAATGGCCCTCACTAAGAAACAACGCCAGCAGGTTTGGAATAAGTCGGGCGGTAAGTGCTGGTATTGCGGTACCGACCTGCCAGAGAAGGGCTGGCATGCAGACCATGTAGAGCCCATCTATCGCGAGACCAAGATAGTTAAGGATCGAAGCGACAGCCCTTACTCCCACAAAACCGTTTCTACTGGTGCAAGCTTGCGGCCCCACAAGGACAAGCTGGAGAACATGGTTCCAGCTTGTGCGCCCTGCAACCTCTTCAAAGCAACTTACAGCGTCGAGTTCTTCCGCAAGGAAATTGAGGCCCAGATAGAGCGGGTACGGAAGGCCAGCAGCGGTTTCAGGATCGCTGAACGTATGGGGATCATTCAGCCAAAGCCGAATATGCCAGTGGTTTTCTGGTTTGAGCAGCAGGGCCATGAATTGCCAGAGTTCCAGCTTGAGCAGGAGGTCGTTAATGCTGACTAAAACCCAGAAGGAAGAGGCTATCGGCACAGGCGTGATTGTTATCGCCTGGCTGATCGTTGTGGCTATGACAGAGGGAGGGCTGGGGCTGTGAGTAATCAGAAACTCAAACCATGCCCGTTCTGCGGGGGTGAGGCTGAGCTGATAGAAGCTCAATACCCGTATGTCGAATGCACAGAATGCGGCATTAGTATCGATTTTCTCCGCAACCGTGAGTTCGATCATAAGGCAGCTGTTGATAAGTGGAATGCCCGTCATATCCCTGAAGGCTATGTCTTGGTGCCAGTGGAGCCTACTAAGGCCATGTTTGAGGCTGTCACTAATGATGACCAAGGAGCAAAAGGACTTCGGGAGAGACTGGCTTCTGACTCCTATAAAGCCATGGTTCGGGCTGCGCAGGAGTCATCACAGTGCGAATGACTCAGGAACAGTACGACGCGCTCAGGAATCGCCGGGTTCTTACGAACTCGGCGCTGGGGCATAGAGATGGCCGCAAGCCTCCGAAGCCCGCCAGAAAGCCAGCAGCGAAGCCTGAGAAGCAGCTGCCTCTGAGCATGGATGCTGCTGATTTTGGTTTGGGCGAGCCAGAGGTTGCCGGTGTTGATATGGCATCAGGCCCTGATCAGACAGTTCAGATGCTGAGGCCTGGTTGCATACCGGGCTGCCCCAACAAAAACGCGACCCGCTATGAGATTACCCCGGTGCCAAAGCCTCGCCAGACCCAGGCGGATCGCTGGAAGAAGCGCCCGGCAGTCGTTCGGTATCGTGACTTCAAGGACCAGGTTCGAGAGCTGGGAATCAGCATCCCTGATAGCGGCTGCCGGATGATCTTTGTATTGCCAATGCCGAAGAGCTGGAGCAAGAAGAAGCAGGCTGAGATGAAAGGACAGCCCCATAAGCAGCGGCCTGACACCGACAACATGGTGAAAGCCATTCTCGATTCGATCTTTGAAGAGGATAGCCAGATTCACCACGTTGAGGGCCTGAAGTTCTGGGGCGAAACCGGAGCCATCATCATCGAAAAGACTCAGGAAGCCGTGCGCCTTGTGGGTGACCGGATTGTCTGGAAGGAGGGTTAGCTATGGCAAGGGACATGAAAGACCGGATCGATAAGCTGGTCGATATCTTTGTGAACTATGCAGCAGGAGTGGGTGCGGATGCTGGCTGGCATGGCCCGCATCGTCTCGGCATGATCCTGGACTTTCATGGGGATGTGCCGCCACCGAACGGCAATGATCGATCAGACGTGCAGGCGATCAACGAGATTCGCTATCTCCGCAGGGCTCATGCTGATTTCAATCTGGCCTGCATGCTGCTGGGGCGATTAGCGAAGCAGAAGGAAAAGTACGTCACTGCCCTGATCGCTCGCCGCTACCTGCAGCACGTCTATAAGCGCCCATTCAATGACGGGGAGATTGCTGAGGAGTTGGGGGAGCGGCTGCCAGTGTACCGCCACAACAGAAAGAAGGCATACCAGGTGCTGAGCGATGCTCTGAACTTCATAGATGAGTATTAGCAGAGCAAGGCGGCGTAAAAAAAGTTTCGTGGCTTGGTTATATGCATCGTCAATAGCGGCTCCAAGCGAGCCGCTTTTTTGTGCCTTGAGCCAGTCCTTAAGACTGCTGGCCTCAAAAATGATTTTCTATCGACAGTGTCAATACGCCCCGTCGAGGAGGGTGCTATTTAATATTCTGTATAATAAATACCATAAAAAACAATAAGTTGCTGATGCGGTAAACGCGAACTATGTTAGGGGTAAGCGCGGGGTTGCATATCTGAGATAGCTGGTATTCTGGTAGCAATAAGGACAAACGCATTCGGAGATTTTATGGCTGACGTATCTATTCCTGACATGGTTGTGAAGCTGCGGGCTGCAAACGATGGTGTTGATGGTGACGGCTTTGCAGCAGGTGAAGAGGTCGGGGCTGATCTAGTTCGTTGCTTGAGGGCGGAAACACTGTCACCGGCTGCACTGAACGCCCTGGTCGAAGATGCCGGGATCGGTAGAGGTGTAAGCGGAATGCTCTCTGAGGTGGCCTGTCGTGTCAGGGATTCGCGTTAGCGGTATCCCTCAGTGCCTTGGCGATACGTATCATGCAATCCATATCGCCGCTCTGCATGGATGTTACAAGGTCCAGCAGTTCATTCTCTTTGGCTGTGGGGTATGCCTGGCTTGGCTGTCCCGTGATGTAGTCTTGCACAGGGACGCCGCAGGCTTTGCATACTGCGATGATATCCGAGAATGTGTTGGGGTGAGTTTCGTCATTCTCCCACTTTTGGTAAGTCCTGAGAGCGCGATTTATCTCACTGGCAATGTCCGTCTGCTTTTTGTTTAAGGCTTGCCGTCCCATCCGTAGAACTTCGCCAGGGGTGTTCGGCATAGGCGAAAGTATCATTTTCAAACTGGCTATAGTCAATCCACTACCCAGCAAAGGGCGTGCCAACGGGTGTTCGGTCACCTACTGCAGGGGAGTTGATTCACTTTCGGCGAGTTGTTTTTGTATATTCGCTCACCTCTACGAGTTTCTACGTAGATCGTTCGATTCAGGTCATGGATACAGGAGTACAGACCGATGAAAAAGGATTCAATGGAATTTGTTGATAGCCCGCGCTGCTTCTGGCGCGTAGAGCTTACCGGATCTTATGAGGATGACTACGCTGCCGGGCAGAAATACGGCCGCCAGCTGGTCCACGCATTGAAGACCAGGGCGGCCAGCCCGTTCCTGCTCGCTGAAGTTGTGGCGCAATTTCCCTGCGAGCTAACAGCAATTGAAAACGGCTTCCTTTCCGAGCTGTGCGTATCGATCGCTGCTTAACGTTACGTACCAGGAGTATCGCAAGTTACAACCTCTGTTACATGTGAGCGCTCTGACTTGATATTCGTGATGGCATTTTGCGTCACGATTTGTTAGGGTTCGGCTATCTTGGTCTTAGTTACGACCGACACAAGTACAGCTTTCTGAAACCTCGCCTCGGCGGGGTTTTTTTATGCCTGTTTCTCAGCCCCTGGTGATCCCGTCCAGTCCCGTCTAATGCCGGGGGCTGACCTTTAACACAACCGGTAACCACTCATGAATCCTCGCGATATCACTATCGATAAGCTGCGGCGCTCGCTCGACGGCCTGGGTCACAAGTTCTTTGAGGCTGGTGACTACAACCTCAACCTGATCGGTATTCGCAGTTCGGATACTGACGCCAACTCATTCAATGACCTTATCTGCCTGGCGTTCAAGCAGCAGGGGCACTGGAACCTGTTTGCATTCGCTGCGACGACTGATCCGGGCGTGTTCTGGCGCATGAGTCCAATGAATCAAGCTGGTACTGCAGTGCTGGTACTGGGGCAGCATAAGGGTGCCTTCACGCTCGGACAGCACAAGGGCTATGACGCACTGACGCAAGCGCGATCCCTGCCGGTGTACCGTGACGACGACTGCGATGCTGACGTTGATGTGACCGGCACGATCGATAACGGTTGGCACGGTATCAATCTGCATCGCGCAAGCCCGCATCACACAAGCAAGCAAGTCGATCGCTGGTCTGCTGGCTGTCAGGTGCTGGCTGATCCAGATGAGTTCGCCATGCTGATCAGTATCTGTGATCGGGCGGCGCGTGAGTGGGGGCCTAAGTTCACATACACCCTGATTGAAGAGGGTGATTTGGCATGAATGAACGGCAGATAGAAACAGCTGCTTATCATGGGCCAGATCGGCGAGCAGGCGGTGAATGGCATGTCGATAAGACTGTGTCTATCAGCCACCTATTAACCACTCTCGCTCTGGTAATCGCGGCCTTCTGGTTCTTCGCAGAACAGGATAAGAAGATCGCGGAGAACGCCAAGGATATCCAGCATAACAGTGCAGCAATTCAGCAGCAGGAAAGTCGAGTGAATCGCAGCTTAGATGCGATCAACTCCAAGCTGGACAAACTCATTGATCAGATGATTCGGGGGAACTGATGAGCAACAAGCTGAAACAAGAAGCGCAGAAGGCGTTAAAGAATCCGGTTGTTCGCAAGATCGCTACCGGATTAATCGTTACATTACTGGGTGGTGCAGGGATCGCAGTCGGCCCTGAGTATGTGTCTCTGGCTCTGGCATTCTTGGCGGGTTAATCCATGGCAACTACACGAACTGACGGAGCTGATCTGGTCGGCAGCGAATACCGCGAAGTGGTTGCAGACCCTCTTGCTGACGCGCTGATACAGAACCCCACGTCGGGAATGATGTATCTGATGCTGTCTGATACAAAGCCACCACGTAATGCAAAAGGCGCGCACCGCCTCCCGCCTTATCAGTCCTGGCTACGCACCGACACGGCCAACACCCCAGTCTTGCAGGGTAAGATCTGGATGGCTGCTGATGGTAACGCTACAGCTGCAGTGACCGAATGAATATCGTAAATCGCCCTCTGTCTTCCGGCCCATCTGCTGCAATGAGGCCGCTGGTATCTGCTATCAAGCGGTACTGGCTGCGGCGGTTTGATGCAGTGGTGGGGACTTATGCACAATTCCCAGCCTGGAACCCAGTTGATTTCCGCATCAGGCTATTGTTTGTCGCACCTGCAACGTCTGGCTGGGAGACGCTGATTGGAAATGACACTTGGGATAGCAATGCCGGATGGCTAATTTATATGTCGGCAGGCGCTAACACTCTTGTGTTTCGCAATGCTGGCGGGGTGGAGTTGCCGTCGCAGAGTCTCACGCCAGGCACTCTATACGAAGCGGTCATAGAGCGAGCTGGCGATGATCACTCGATAACCGTTGCAGAGCAGACAAGTTCAGCGAATTTTGCTGCGGGCCACAGTGCAGCGCCAGAGCTTTATATAGGGTGCAGACATACCAACGACGGTACCGGGCGTACTGACTATTTTGATGAACGCATTCTCTTGGCTGAGCTGACAGATCTCAGTGATCCGCAAAACAGCGTCAGGTATGGCAGATTCTGTCAGCCTGACAGAATTGTACCGAATGATTTGGCGGCGCTTGGTGGCGAGCTTGTAAACGGCGCTTACGTTAACGGGTATATTAATCTGGGTTCGGCTCAGCTAAACACAAATCTGGCGTCCCCGGCAACGCGAACAACGGAATGGTTACCTATATCAGGGCAGGCATCGCTCTGGGTTATTCGCACAGACTCGTCGCGGTTTATCATCCAGTTTTCTCTCGATAGTTTGGTGTCAGCAGAACCTTCTTATGCGGCATCGGGGAATATTGTTCATGTTCCTGACGGGGCAACGCATGTTCGGATTTATTACGGACACTCGTCAAATGCAGCGCCCGTTATTTCTATTAGAGAGGCCCCTGGCTACGGCCAGCTTCACAATCCTGCTGACGACTCTGTTTCTCGCTATATGCAGAAAGGCAGTGTGTTGCTGGGGCCTGAGTTGCTGGGCACGTCTTGGAGCATACAAGGCGCGGTGGTTGATAATGCAGACGGCACTTTTACTGCAGACGGTACTCAGGGCGGGAGCATTAACATTTACCAGCCGAATACCTTGGAGGAAGGTACGCAATACCGAATGAGCCTGGCGGTATTGGATATTAGTGCAGGCGGGGTGAAAATGTTTGCCCACGGTGCGGCCACAGCCTTGATGGCCACGACAGGAGTGGTTTCTGCCGATCTTGTCGCTACGGGCAGCAACGCTACATTCTGGTGCGACCCAGCGTTCGCTGGCACGTTAAAGCCGCTGTCGACAAGACGGGTTATCCCGCTGGGTTCAGGGGTATCTCTATGATCGTTTGCTACACAATGGCCCCGGTGGCCAATCTGCCTGAAACGTTCGCGGCAGCGTATCCGCATTCTGTGCAGCTGGCGGCCTGGGCTAAGTACGGTACCCATTGCCGCGATACGTCCCCCGCTTATCTGCTGCTGATGCAGGGCACCGATCCCTCGGCGCTATTTGATCCGGATGTTGATCTATCTGGTACTCAGATTGTCTTTGTTGGCTCTGAGCAGCCTATCGCGGATCAGGCTCTGGTCGCTATCGGGGCTTATCTGTTCGACCCATCGGCTGACGGCTTGATCGTGATGGATCGCTCGATAGCTCGGGCGATGTATCGCCACCCGGCCCACCGCCTGATCGATTACGCCTACGACGGCCAGCAGGCGCTGTCGGATGACCTGGCGGCGATGGGGTTGTCTGTCGATCTGACCGGTGGCCTTGCTGATATTAAGCCGGCAGTCTGGGCGGCCGTGAAAGGCGCGTTGCTGTGATAGCTGTTGAAATTAATCTGCCGGGGTCCTGGCAGGAACGGCCGAGGTATCGCCTGATTCGACCGCTGACGGTGCTGGGTCGCACGATTCCGGCAGGCTTTGAGACTGATGGCGCTACTGTGCCGCGGCTTCTCTGGTCACTGTTCCCGCCGGTCGATCGCTATCTTTCTGCGGCCATTTTGCATGACTACCTGCTGACTCAGGCAGAGCGTGAATTTGCTGACTGGGCATTTCTTCATGCTATGGCTGAACTGAATATCAAACCGTGGCGGCGTTGGTCTATGTTCCTTGCCGTCCGCGCTTACTCCATCTACAAAGAATCCCGCAAAGCAAAATCCTCTTAATGTCTGAATTCAACTGGACCGACAAGCGGCAGCAGTTCTGTCGTGAGTACATCGTTGATTTCAACGGTACACAGGCGGCCATCCGTGCCGGTTTTGCTGAGAAGTCTGCCGTGAAGCAGGCGTCTGAGCTGCTGCAGAAGTCCGAGATCAGCCAGCGAATTGCTGAGTTGATCGAAGAGCGTAGCGAGCGCACTGGTATCGATGCTGACTGGGTTCTGACTCGACTGCAGGATATTGCGGATGCCGATATCGCTGATGTCCTGGAAGATGACGGCAGCCTCAAGCCGATTAGCCAGTGGCCCAAGATCTGGCGTCGAATGGTGACCGGTCTCGATATATCAGAGCTGTTCGAAGGCCGAGGCGAAGATCGTGAGCAGATTGGCGTGATGAAGAAGGTTAAGACCATTCGCTCTGAACGCCTGTACGAGATGATCGGTAAGCACGTAAATGTGAATGCCTTCAAAGAGCGTGTTGAGTTGGACGCGACTGATAACCTGGCTTCTGCATTGGCGAAGGCGCGCAAGCGGGTAGCTGAAGCATGAGTGATCTGCAGCAGGAAATGATAGAGGCCGTCGCCTCCTTCACCCTGGACCCGTTTGGTTATTCGTACTTTGCGTTCCCTTGGGAGGAAGAAGGCGAGCTTGAGGAGTTTGAGGGCCCGAGGGAATGGCAGTGCGATATCCTCGCTGATATCCGCGACCACCTGAACAATCCCGAGACCCGCTTTGAGCCGCTGCAGCTGGCGGTGGCTTCCGGTCACGGTATCGGAAAGTCTGCACTGATTGGGATGGTGACGAAGTGGGCGCTGGATACATGTGAGGATTGCCGAATTGTCTGCACGGCCAACACTGACGGTCAGCTCAGAACCAAGACTGTTCCTGAGATCAATAAGTGGGCGAAGCTGGCGATCACCAGTGAATGGTTCACCAGCACCGCTACCGCCATCTATTCAAATGACAGCGACCATATGCGGTCGTGGCGGGCAGACTTTGTGCCTTGGTCGAAAGACAACTCTGAGGCGTTCGCAGGCCTGCACAACAAGGGCAAGCGGATCGTCATTATCTTTGATGAGGCATCGGCCATTGATGATCTCATCTGGGAGGTAACCGAAGGGGCGCTGACCGATGAAGGCACGGAGATTATCTGGATTGCGTTTGGTAACCCAACACGAAACGTAGGCCGCTTTCGTGAGTGCTTCCGTAGGAATAAGAAGTACTGGAACACCCGTCATATCGACGCCCGCAACGTGTCTGGTACCAATAAGAAGCTCTATACCAAGTGGGCTGATCAGTACGGTGAAGACAGTGACTTTATGCGGGTGCGTGTTAAAGGGCAGTTCCCGTCCCAGTCTGCGTACCAGCTCTACAGCACTGCCTCTATCGATGCCGCTAACGGCCGGCACCTGCGCCAGGAGCAATACAGCTTTGCGCCGAAAGTCATCTCGGTGGATCCAGCCTGGACCGGTGACGATGAGTTCGTGATCGGCATTCGTCAGGGGCTTTACTTTCAGATCTTGGAGACGCATCCGAAGAACGACAACGATGTGCAGATGGCCAACCGGATTGCCCGTATTGAAGATGAGCATCAGGCCGATGCGGTCTTTATTGATGGCGGGTATGGCACCGGCATCGTCTCTGCAGGGCAGACCATGGGGCGCGCCTGGCAGCTTGTCTGGTTCAACGAGAAATCTGGCCGTCCGGACTGCGTGAATAAGCGTGCAGAGATGTACGTTGAAGTTAAGGATTGGCTGAAGCAAGGCGGTTCATTCGCTGAAGACCAGACGCTTTACGATGAGATGGTGGCGGTTGAGACATTGCCTGATCTGGAAGGCAAATACCGACTCCCGCCGAAAGAGGCCATGAAAGAACTGCTTGGTCGCAGTCCTAACCACATGGACTGCTTGGCAATCTCATTTGCCTATCCGGTCGCCCCGAAAAGCTCAGGTCTTGTGCAGGCTCACGGCCAGCAAGGCCACTTCACAAATCACGATTACAATCCCTACGACTAGGAGCTTACTTCATGTGTAATGCACCAAGCCCGCCACCGGCGCCAGCCGCTCCACCGCCAGCCGCAAAACCTGTTAGCGCTGAAACCAAAGAGGCCCGCCGTCAGGAGCAGTCCGCTGCTAAGAACGCTAAGGGCCGCAAGTCCACGATTCTCACAGGCAGCCAGGGTGTTCAAGACCAGGCTGCTACCACAAAAAAGACTCTTCTCGGGCAATAACCTATGTCTGATCGTCGCCAAAAATTTGAGCGGCGTAAGGCTGCCCTCTACAACGACCGCCAAGAATTTCTTGATGAGTGGAAGACTCTTAGTGAGTACTTCCAGCCTCGTCGTGGCCGCTTCCTGCCAGGTGATCGGAACAAGGGCAAGTCTCGCGTCAACCGGATCATTAATAGCACTGGGCGTTATGCCGCTAATGTGCTGGCAAATGGCATGCATACCGGTCTGACGAACCCGGCCCGGCCATGGTTCCGCCTGGCACCGGGTGATCGCGATCTGTCCGAGTTTGGTCCGGTGAAGCACTGGCTGCACATCGTTGAGAAGCTGTTGCAGTCGATCTTTCACAGCTCAAATCTGTATGACTCTCTGCCTCAGATCTATCTGGAAATGGGCGTCTTTGGTACCGGCTGTGTGGGTCTGTTCGAAGACTACGAGGATGTGATTCGGGCCTATCCGTTCACCGTGGGGGAGTACGCGCTTGCCGTCGATCACAAGGGACGGACAGATTCGCTTTACCGTGAGTTTCCAATGACGGTAGGCCAGATCGTTAGCCGCTTTGGCCTGGAGAGCGTTAGTCACTCAGTACGCAATATCTATGACCGTGGTGCTCTGGATCAGACGGTGGTTGTTACTCACCTCATTGAGCCAAATGACGAGCGTGTCGACGGCATGCAGGATGCTAAGAATAAGCCCTGGCGCTCGGTGTATTACGAAAACGGTGGCGATGCAGATCAGGTCCTGCAGATCTCCGGTTATGACGAATGTCCGATTATGTCTCCGCGCTGGAACACCATTGGTGGCGATACCTGGGGATCAGGCCCGGGTGCCGATGCATTGGGTGATAACAAGCAGCTTCAGCATCAGGAGAAAAAGAAAGCGCAAGCGATCGACAAGCATGTGGATCCGCCGCTGCAGGGGCCAGGCTCTCTGCGCAAAAGCCCCGTTACCACGCTGCCGGGCGGTATTACCTTCGTCGATATGATGCAGAACCAGAAGCTGGAGCCGGTTTACACCATCCAGCCGAACATCAGTGAACTGCGGGCGGATATGGCCGAGGTTGAGCAGCGAATCAACCAGGCCTTCTTCGTCGATATGTTCCTGATGCTGGCTCAGCGCGGGCAGCAGATGACGGCTACCGAAGTTGCTGAACGTCATGAAGAAAAGCTGATGGCATTGGGTACTGTGCTGCACCGGACCAGCTCAGAGCTTTTGAACCCGCTGATTCAGCGCACCTTCCAGCGAGCTGTGACGGCAGGCATTGTGCCGCCCGTTCCACATGAGCTGCGTGAGCAGCCGCTACAGATCGAATACATCTCCATCCTTGCCCAGGCTCAACAGGCAGTTGCGACCAGTGCTATCGAGCGCATGACCGGCTTTGCTGGCAATCTCGCCGCGGTTGATCAGTCTGTGCTGGATAAGATCGATCTGGATCAGGCGATCGATGAGTACGGCATGGCGATAGGTGCGCCGCCACGCATCATTCGTAGCGATGACCAGGTGGCCAATATACGCCAGCAGCGCGCCGAGGTAGAGCAGCAACAGCAGCAGATGGCGATGGCCCAGCAAGCCGCCGAAGGTGCCAAGACCCTATCTGAAGTTCAGACCGGTGAAGGCCGGAATCTGATTCAGGAGGCGCTGGGGCTGTAATGGATTATCAGGACGAGCTGTCTGACGAACAGCAAAGCGATGTCGGCAAGGAAAGCCGGCAGCACATGCAGCGCCAGCTGGACGACCTGGCCGCTGTCATGGGCACCGAAGCAGGGCAGCGCCTGGTGTGGCGACTACTGGAATCAACGGGCATATATCAGCAGTCATACACCGGCGATCCCGCTTCAACCTACTTCAACGAAGGGCGGCGCTCTATCGGCCTGATGATCATGGCTGATATCCACTCTGATGAGCGCTGCTCCCACTCCTATTTCCAACTAATTAACCAGAAACGAGAGGACTGATTATGCCTCGATCTAAATACCTGGCCGCACTTGCTGGCCAGCGATTTCGCATGCCTGCAGATGGCGAAGGTGGTGACCTGCCGGGTGGTGATGCTGCCGGTGGTGGCGATCAGGGTGATGACCAGGGCGGTCAGGATGATCAAGGCCAGGATGGCGAAGGTGACAAGGGCGGTGATCAGGACGATCAATCGGAAGGCGCTCCCGAGAAGTATGAAGCCTTCGAAATGCCGGAAGGCATGGAGCTTAACCAGCAGCAGATAAAAGCCTTCGAGCCGGTAGCCAAGGAGCTGAATCTGACGCAGGAGCAGGCGCAGAAGCTGGTTTCTCTGCAGGCTGAGATGGCTCAGGGCCAGCAGAAAGCCGCCGCTGATGCCTGGTCGGCCCAGCAGGAAGAGTGGGTGAGCTCCATTAAGTCTGATGACGAGATGAAAGACTTTACCGCCACCTCTGCCAGCGCCGCTAAGGCGATCAACCAGTTCGGTACTGATGAAATGCGTCAGATGCTGAACGAAACCGGCATGGGTAACCATCCGGAACTCGTCCGCTTTGCTGCTCGTGTCGGCAAGGCGATCTCAGAAGATGGCTTCATCAATCCGCAGGGTGATACCGGCGGTAAAGACGCGCCGCTTCACGAACGTATGTGGAACAACTAAGAGGGCTAGTAAATGCCAGTTCGTACTCTCGCTGAATGGGGTCAGTTCCTTGATCCAGAAAAGAAAGGTGTTGCCAACATCATTGAGCTGCTGGATCAGGACAATGCAATCCTGGACGACATCAAGTGGATGGAAGGTAATGAAATGAATGGCAACACGACCACTATCCGTACTGGTCTTCCGAAGCCAACCTGGCGCAAGTTGTACAAGGGTGTGCCGCCATCCAAATCCAAAGTAGGTAAGGTGACCGATACCTGCGGCATGATGGAAGACCGCTCTGAGATCGACAAGGATCTTTATGTGCTTAATGGTGCTTCAACCGAGTATCGCCTGCAGGAGTCTCGCGCCCACACAGAGGGCATGAATCAGGAGCTGGCGACAATGGTGTTCTACGGTGACACCAATACCCATCCTGAGCGCTTCATGGGACTGGCGCCACGCTATGCCTTCAAAGATGCGCCGAATGTGGTGGATGCTGGCGGTACAGGTAATGCCTGCACTTCCATCTGGTTGGTCGTCTGGGGTGATGATGCTGCTTGTGGAATCTTCCCGAAGGGCTCCAAGGCCGGTCTGGAGCATCAGGATCTGGGCGAGTATGACGCCTTTGATGGCGATGGTAATCGCTTCCGTGCTGTGGGCGATCTATATAAGTGGAAGCCGGGCCTTACCATTAAAGATTGGCGCTGCATCGTCCGTATCGCCAATATCGATACGGATAACATCACTGCTGCTGATTTGCAGAAGCTGATGATCCAGGCGAAGAACAAGATCCCTGCAGCTAAGCGTGCTCGCGCTATTTGGTACTGCAATGAAACCGTGATGACCGCGCTGGAAATTGCATCCACCGATAAGAACAACGTTCACCTGCGCTATGGCGAATACCTGGACAGCAAGGAAATCCTGAAGGCCCACGGTAAGCCGGTACGCCAGTGTGACGCCATCCTCAACACCGAAGCCGCCCTGTCGGCAATGCCTGCTTAAGGCATTCGGTAACCGTTAATCCCGGGGCCTGTTGGCCCCTTTTCTATTTCTGGAGATAGCGATGCTTATCGATATCAATACGATGTTCTCTGACGGCCAGGCTGTGACCGCCACTGCCGCATCAACCAAATCCCTGAACCTGGGCGAAGACATCGGCCATGGCAACCTGATGGCGCTGGTCATTGCAGTGAGCGAGGTCTTCGCGGGCCTGACCTCCCTGCAGGTGGTGATTCAGCACTCTGATGACGACAGCACCTGGGAAGACGTGCTGACAACGGCAGCCGTGCCGGTTGCTGATCTGGTGGCCGGTTACCGCTTCATGCTGGATAAAATCCCGTATAACACCAAGCCGTATGTTCGCCTGCGTTACGTGGTGGCTGGTACTGGTACCGGCGGCAAGATCTCGGCTTATGTTACGCCGACTCTACAGGAGTGGTACGGCCACAACCAGAAGCTGGGCGGTGAACGATGAAAAAGTTTACCTGCATTGCTGACTGCACTTTTGAGGGCCGTCTGTTTCGCGCGGGAGAGCCGATGGCCTGGGGCGGCAGCACTCAAGATGTGCCGAAACACTTCCGGTTGAATCCCGGACAGAAGGAATCTGTCAGCAAGGAACCGGCAAGCGATCCCGGTGCAAATCGCAAGGAAGCGATTCTGAAAGCCCTTCAGCAGCTCGATCACGGAAATGATGAGCACTGGAATCAGAACGGAAGCCCCGGCGTGAAGGCAGTGGAAGCCATCATGAACGATAAATCAGTGACCGCAAAGGATATCGCGGAGATTGCGCCGGAGTTGAAGCGCAACGCTGAGTAATCCTCCATACGGCCCTTCGGGGCCGTTTCTCTTTCTGGTGATCTATGCCTTCCAAAGTCTATATCTGCAACCTTGCGCTGGGCCGCATTGGTAAGCCGGTGATCCGTTCGTTTGACGATTCCAGCGCTCAGGCGGGTTACTGCCGCACCTTCTGGGATCATCTACGTGATGAGGTGCTGGCCGCCCACGCCTGGGGCTTTGCTGAAAAGTCCGTTGCCCTGGCTGATTTGGGGAATCCGCCGCCTGACTGGGGTTATCGCTACCAACTGCCGGTCGACTGCCTTAGAGCGATCGAGGTGATTCCTGCTACGCGGGGTATGCCTCCGGCGCCTTGGAAGCGTATAGCTGCCCCTGATGGTGCCAGTGCCAATGTGCTGACCGATCAGGATCAGGCTTGGCTTCGCTATACGGCCCGCATTGAGAATCCCAACGCCTATACCACTGAGTTTGCTGAAGCCTTTGCGTGGCGTTTGGCGGCTGAGATGGCGCTGCCGCTCACCAAAGATAAGGGGTTGCACCAATGGGCACATGAGCAATATCGCGTTGCTATGTCCAAGGCAGAAGCCACTGATGCTAACCAGGCACAGGCCGATGCGCCTGCTGATGCCAGCTGGATACAGGCAAGATCATGAGCACTGCATTGAATCAGGCCAGTTTCGCCGGAGGTGAGTTGGCACCATCCCTTCATGCCCGTTCCGATCTTGCGAAGTTCGCGACCGGACTGGCTCTGTGTAGCAACTTCTTTGTGCATGCTCACGGCGGAGTCAGTAACCGGCCTGGCTTCGAGTATGTCGACGGGGTGCAGGATCACAGCAAGAAGGTCCGGTTGATTGAGTTCGCATTCTCGACCGTTCAGACCTACGTGCTGGAGTTCGGGCACAACTACATGCGTATCGTTAAGGACGGCGGGCGCGTGGTCTATCCGGCCGGTCATGCTCAGGAAGGGCTGTCGGTAGAGGTATCCACGCCTTACACCGAATCGGATCTGCCGCTGATCAAATTTGTTCAATCGGCTGACATCATGACGCTGGTGCATCCGGCGCACCCGGTACGTGAACTGGCCCGCACTGATCACCATGAATGGACCCTGTCTGTGATCTCCTTCTATCCGGAGATCAGCAAGCCGACAGGATTGGCGTTGGATACCAATACCGTCGGCTCGGGCTCAACTGATCGCAAGTATGTGGTCACGGCCGCAGCGGCTGAAACACTGGAAGAGAGCGAGCCGTCTGACGAGCTGTCTTTTCAGACCGATACCGACTCGAATTGGACTGAAGGTGAGTATCTTGAAATCAGCTGGACGGCGGTTTCCGGTGCAGAAAAGTACAACGTCTACAAGGAAGAGAATGGCCTGTTTGGCTATATCGGCAGCACGGAAAGCGCCTCATTCAAAGATACCAAATTTGCCCCTGATCTAAGCGATACGCCGCCTAAAGTGCGCAACCCATTTGATGGGGCAAACTACCCGGGTTCAGCTACCTACTACCAGCAGCGCCTGGTCTTCGCGCAGTCGACAGCCGAACCACAGTCGATCTGGACCACCCAGACCGGTAACTACAAAAACATGAACGTCTCGTCGCCAGTTAAAGACGATGATGCGATTACCTTCACCATTGCCAGTCGGCAGGTAAACGAGATTCGCCACCTGGTACCGCTGGATCAGCTGATTGTGCTGACCTCTGGCGGTGAGTGGAAAGTATCCGGCGGCAATGATGGTGTAATCACGCCAACCACCATTCAGGTTCGACCGCAGGGCTACCGGGGATCGTCCCATGTGCCGCCGTTGCTGATCGGTAACACCGTGCTGTTCATTCAAGAGAAAGGGGCCATCGTTCGCGATCTGGCGTACTCGCTGGAGTCGGATGGCTATGCCGGTAATGACCTGTCTGTGATGGCGAATCATCTGTTCGACGGCCACACCATCATCGACTGGTGCTTTGCTCAGGCTCCTCATTCGATCGTCTGGGCGGTGCGCGATGACGGTGTATTGCTTGGCCTGACGTACGTTCGCGAGCATCAGGTCTGGGCCTGGCATCAGCACCCGACGACAAACGGCGCATTTGAGTCGATCTGCTCCATCTCTGAGAACGGTGAGGACGCTGTTTATGCAGTGGTGCGCCGAACCATCAACGGGCAGGAAAAGCGCTATGTTGAGCGCCTGCACTCGCGTCAGTTCACGGAATCAGCCGATGCTTTCTTTGTGGATAGCGGGCTGAGCTATCAGGGGGCTGAGGTGTCCAGCATCAGCGGCCTGGATCACTTGGAAGGCGAAGCGGTATGGGTGCTGGCTGATGGTCATGTGGAGTATGAGCACACAGTTACCGGTGGCGCTATAGCGCTCCAGCATCCCGCCTCACAGGTGCATATCGGGCTTCCCCTTATCGCATCCCTCAAAACGCTGCCGGTCGACCTGCAGGGGCAATCAGGCAGCCTGAAGCACAAAGAGAAATCCATTAACCGGGTCAATGTTCACTTCCTTGAGTCTCGTGGCGGTTATGCCGGCACAGATAAGGACTCTATGCAGGAACTGGTGCAGCGACAGTTCGAAGACTGGGGCGAATCAACCCGACTGCAGACCGGTGTTGAGCAGATCGACCTGCAACCGGACTGGAACAACCACGGCCAGACCTTTATTGAGCAGCGCGACCCGCTACCGATGACCATTCTGGCCGTTATTCCGGAGGTGACCTTTGCGTGATGTAAAGATTATTCAGGCGATACTGGGGCATGCAGAGCATATCGCTGCCCATATGCGGATCGCTGATATCAATGAGATCTGGGCAGCTTCGCTATCAACCCCTGAGGAATCGCTGATCAAGGGCATCAAACGCTCTACGCCTGCAATGACAGGCCTCGTTGATGGTCGCCCGGTTGCTATGTTTGGCGTAGCGCCGATGTCGGTAATGACCGGCGTAGGCGCGCCCTGGCTTCTCGGTACCGATGAAGTGGATCAAGTGTCACTGTCCTTCCTGAAGCATAGCCGGGCCATGGTGACGCAGTGGAAGCAGGATCACGCGCTGCTTTACAACTACGTCGACGCTCGCAATGCCGCATCTATCCGCTGGCTGAAATGGCTGGGATTCACCATCCAAGAAGCCAGGCCCTACGGAGCGCTTCAGCTCCCATTCCATCGTTTCGAATTCGTGAGGGATGACTATGTGTGATCCGATGACTATCGCTCTGACGGCTGTTGCTGGTGCCGGAATCATGGGCGCCAAGGCTCAGTATGATTCCGGTAAATACAATCAGGCAGTCGCCAATAACAACGCCATTATCGCCAACCGCATGGCGGATGACGCCTTGGAGCGCGGCAAGGTAGAAGAGTCGCAGCACCGTAAGAAGGTTGAGGCGCTGAAGGGTTCGCAGCGGGCAGCTATGGCAGCCAATGGTATCGACCTTGATAGCGGATCGGCCCTGGATATCCTCGGCGATACGGCAGAGATGGGAGAGTATGACGCGCTAATGATCCGCTCTAATGCCCAGCGCGATGCTGATGGGTACCGCAACCAGGGCGTCAACTATCGAGCACAGGGCGCTATGGCTAAGCACCAGGGTAATACAGGAGCAATGTCGACCTTGCTGGGTACCGCCTCCTCTGTGTCCGGAAAGTGGTCTCAAGGGGGTAAGTAAGTGAAAGTAAAAACCTACCCGCAGGGCGGCGCAGTTCAGGCCCGCCCGGATCAAACACCCTTCCAGCAAAATAGAGCCACGCCTGATGGCATGGGCGGGAACATTGCTCAGGCGCTGAATGGCGTCGCCGATGATTTCCACCGCCGCGCCATGGAGATGAAGGCTGAAGAGGACGAGGCTGCTGCAAAGGAGCTGGATGTGCAGTTCAATCGCCAGCTTCGCGATATTCTCCACAACTCCGAGAGTGGTTATTACGGCAAGCGTGGTAAAGATGCCTTTGAGTCTTATCAGGATGCTCAGCGCCAGCTTGATGAGCTGCGCCAGGAGTACGAGGGCAAAGCGGGTAATGATGAGCAGCGCAGCATGTTTGGGGGTATCGCCAGCCGTCGCGTTGAGGGGGCGCTTGACGGTATGTCACGCCATGCAGCTAATGAAAGGCGCAGCTTTCTATCAGGGGTCTCCAGAGCTCGGCAAGAAGAGTCCATCAACGATGCTGCAGCCAACTACACCGACCCTCAGATGCGAAAGCGAGGGATCGCGACAGCCATTGCAGAGGCCGGTGAGCAGGCCCGTCTGGAAGGCTGGTCAAGTGAGGTGCTCGCACAAGAGAAGGCTAAGATTCAGACCCGGGCTCACGCCGTGATCATTGATCGAATGTTGGCAAATAACCCACAGGAGGCCTTCGCGTACTTTCAGGAAAACCAGGATGGTATAGAGGGCACCGCCCGAGCAAAGATAGAGAGGGTACTAAACAGCGAGAGAAGTCGCATGCAGGCCGAACAGCGTGCGAATATTTCCAGTCAGCTTGACGACTACGTAGCCTATCTGCGCGATGGTAATGTGGATCGCTCACCTCCAGTATCCAAAGCGGACGTTGAGGCGGCATATGGCGAGAAAGGGGAGGAGATCTGGAGTCAGGTCGAGCGCGCGCAGGCTTTCGGTCAGAGTATGGCGAAGATTCGCACAGCTTCGCCCGAGGAGCTGCAAGCCATACTGCAGCAAGAGCAGAACGATCTGGATTTGCCAGATGGATACAGAGTCGAACGCAAGGAATACGCGGATATTGTTGCCGCCATTCAGCACCGCAATCAGCAGATAGAAGCAGATCCAGCAGAATATGTGCTGAGGCACTTTCCAGAAACCCAGTCTGCTTATCACGTTATGTCCGATGCGCTATCAGGGAGTGATATAGAAGCCCAAAGGCGCACGATTGCGGCGTACACATCTCTCGTTGAGGAGGCGCAGACCCGACTGGGGATAGAAGCTCCCGTGCTGCTGACCGACGCCTATGCCCAACAGATCGCCAAACGCTTTAACGATCACTCCGAAGGCGGTGAGAAGCCAGCGGAAGCTGTGCAGGCAATGTCCTCTCTGTGGGGTGATGGCTGGCCCCGTGTAATGCAACAGCTCAACGCCTCTAAGCTCATCCCGCGCGGAATAAATGTCATAGCCGCCATGTCGCCTGGATTGAGAGCTAATCAGCTTTCAGAAGCCCTAAAGGTCGGCAAGAAGGAATATGCGGGGATTCTGGATAAGGATCAGATTCGCACCATCGAAGAGACCGTTAAAGACGAGCTGATAGAGTTTCAGGAAGCATCGCTTGGCATGCTTGGGCAGGAGCAGGTGTATAACCAGTTCGTTGACGCTTCTGCATTACTGGCGATGAAGCTCGCAGCTGAAGGAGAAGATCCCTCCCGGGCCGCCGAGATCGCGACGGGTGCAACCATAAACGACCGTTACACCTACGTTGGCAGCTATCGGATCCCAAGTCATTTGAATGCATATGGTATTGAGCAGGGTGTGCAGAGCGCCATTGAAAATGCGGCTGAGTTGGACCTGAAAATCCCAGACTCGCTTCATGTGGCGAACCGAGAGGATGCGGCGGAGTTGTATCGTGGCCCCATTGCTGTTGAGGCCAGGACACTAAACGATGACAGCGGAATCCTGTTGGTGGATCCAGATGGAAAAGGCGCTGTTTTATTGGCTGACGGCAGTCCCGCGGTGTTTAGCTGGGAAGAGCTTCAGCAGCTGGGATTGGAGCAGGTCAACGCCCGGCGCAGTCAGCTGGCCACTGATCGACTAAGGGGGATGGGGCGCTAATGGAAAACAATAACGGCATTCGTATTCGCAGCAGTAAGCTGCTAGAGGAAATCGAATCTACTGTCGGAGATGCTGCAGCTGCAGCCGCGCAGAAAGCATGGATTGAGAGCCCGACCTCTTCTATCTCTCGATACTTAGGGCTTGAGTCTTCTGATCGCGGTCGCTACATGACTGGCACACCCGGCTCCTACGATCCGCGCACCGCTATCAGCAACTTTCTCGACAAGGAGGCGGCGCTATCCAGGGTACAGGAGGCCGGGGTTGAGCTGTCTATTCCTGATCATGGCATACGGGAACCGGTGCTGGATCTCTTGATTGAGCGCAAGCGGGACGAGCTGAAGCGTCAGTCTGTTCTATCTCGCGCTCCTGATGGACTTGCCTCTGGATCCAGTCAGCTGGGAGCAGCATTGGCCGCCTCATTAGCTGATCCAATCAACATCGCCGCATCGTTTATACCCGTCGTCGGACAGGCGCGTTACGCAAGGATGCTTTCAAACACCTCAACGGCAGCAGGCCGCCTGGCTGTCCGCGCCAAGGTAGGCGCCCTGGAGGGGGCGGTGGGTGCAGCTATTGTGGAGCCCGTGGTTTTGGGTGCTGCTACTGCTGAGCAAGCCGATTATGACCTCTCGGAAAGCCTAAACAATATTGGCTTTGGTGTAGTGCTTGGGGCTGGCCTTCATTCAGGGGTTGGCGCCATCTCTGATGCCTTGCGCAAAACCCGGCTTAACGAGCGCCAACAACTGGCCAAGGCGGCCCTGGCGCAAGCCATTGAAGGGCGACCGATTGATGTGCGTTCAGTGGCAGCGGCAGGCGACTCCATCCGCGCTGTTGCTGAGCCCCGAGTGGTCTCCCGCCTGTCAGGTGATGAAGTGCTGGCGGAGGGCGTCGATAGCCTTGAGGCAGCAAGAGGTTATTTCCAGACAAACCTGCAGGGCAACACGATAATCCGGGAAGGCTTTGGCGAGGTTCGCATAACCGGTAAGGGCTGGAAGAAGGTTAAGGCAGGGCTGAGGAATGATCCGCTCAAAGCACAGCTGATTCCAGCCATTCCGGACATTATCAAGCACGGTGAGTACAAGGGGCGGTCGGAACTTTATAAGGATCGCTCTGACGATATTCAGGCATTTCATCGCTTTGAGGCAGATGTGGAGATTGGCGGCCGGCGGGTACTGGCGGGTGTGACGGTAGCCCAGGACCGGCATGGGCGGCTGTTCTACAACATGAACCACAACCCGCACCTGCTCTGGCAAAAAAGAAAGCCCCAGATAGAGCCCAGGAGAATAGCCCGGGAATCTGAGGCCTCTGCTGTCCCCGATGGAACGGAGACAGGAGTCAGTATAGATCTGGATGCCTCTCCGCTCAATATGGAGCTTAAAAGCTTTCGGGATCGTGATGCAGCGATCGGCAAGCTGGCGACTTTGGAGCGAGGCCGATCAGTGACCTCTAAGCTGGCAGACAAGCAGGCCTCCTCATCCGCACAGGAATCCATCAAAGAAGGGATGACCGATGATACAGAGCAGATTCTCGAGGAGGTGAGCGAGCAATTGCAGGAGCTTGCTGAAGCCATGGGAGTGGACGTTGCCCCGTACCTAAAACCGTTTGATGAATCCATAGACGCCGCTACATCCAGCGCCAAAGCGCTCCGGGCTGCAGCAATCTGTGCGCTACGTAAAAACTGAGGTGTGTTGATGAATTCTTGTATTGATGAGATCCAGAAGGCGGCAGGTCGAGAATTGGGACTGGATGAGCTGACCGAGATTGTCGAATCGGCCCAGCGTCGAATTAAAGAACTTCGCATCGCTGAAGTGCCTGATTTGGAAAAGGCTGTCTTGGATTATGTGGACGGTGTAGAGCAGGAATTGGTTGCGGCCGCACAGATCGAGAAGCGTAATGCAGCACTGAACCTAAAGCGCCGACTGGAGACGATGGATCACTTGGGGGCCAAGTTCGCTGATAACTATGAAGCGGGTATTGAGTCGATATTGGTGGGTACCAACCGAGCCACAGCCGGAGCCAGGCTGTCAGTTGCCGCAACCCAGAATCAGTTGCTGGGCCATTACACCGGGGGCTTTATAGCCGATATTGAGGCTTTGGGGCATGAGCATTGGAAGCTCTTTATCAGCGGCGATATCGATGACGATATTGCTCGTGCCTTGTGGCGGCTGGATGATGACCAGCCTGACTTTAGTAAATTGCTGCCCCAGGCCGTGGATATTGCCCGGGTTGTAAATAAGTGGCAGGAGGTCACGCGCCTTGATGCCAATAAAGCGGGTGCCTGGATCAAGAAGCAGAAAGGTTATATCACGCGACAAACCCACGATATGTACAAGATACGTGAGGCGGGGTATCAGGCCTGGCGCGAGCATATCGCTACCCGGCTTGATGAGCGCACTTTTGATCATGTCGATGATCGTGAAGCTTTTCTGGAATCGGTCTATCAAGGCTTGGCGTCTGGTGTTCATTTGAAGGCAGGGGCCATGCCAGGGCTGAAGGGCATCAGCAATATCGGCAAGCGAATGAGCCATGATCGCACGCTTCACTTTAAAGACGCCGAAGCTTGGGCAGAGTACAACCGGGCGTTTGGCGTTGGTAGCTTGCGGGAGACGCTGTTGGCGGGGTTCAATTCGGCCGCCCAAAACACTGGACTGATGCGGATACTTGGCCCTAATGCAGAGAAGAACTTCGATGACCTGACAGCAGAGCTATCCCAGAAAATCGAAGATCCAGCAGCACGGCAGGCATTTTCGCGCGCCACATCGGATGCAGGGTGGCTTAAGCGCACGCGCTATCGGGCCATCGATGGAAGCATGAATATTCCGGGCAATGAGATATTGGCTAAGGCGGGCGCGGTCACGCGAGCGATCCAGAGCATGTCCAAGCTGGGTGGTGCTGTGTTGTCGTCGGTCACCGATATTCCGATTTATGCATCCGAGTTGCGTTACCAGGGGCGCAGTATGTTGGGCGGCATGGCTGAGGCGACTGCAGGCTTAGCGAAAGGTCGGGGTAGCGCAGAGCAGCGCCAGATTCTAGGCTCTCTTGGCGTTGTAATGGATGGGCTGACGGGCTCCATGACTGAGCGATTCAGTGGTCTGGATAACGCCTCTGGGTGGGCCAGTCGTTGGCTTCAGACATTCTTTAAGTGGAATGGCATGACGTGGTGGACGGATACTATGCGCTCCTCAGTGGCGCTGGGGATGTCCAATCACCTTGCGGTTGCAAGTAGCAAGGACTGGGGCGGCCTTAATCCGGAATTACAGCGAGTACTGTCGACCTACGGCCTGGATCAAGGGAAGTGGGAGATACTGCGTAAGGGCGCGGTTCGTGAGGCTGATGGTAACCCATACCTGACGCCTGAAGCGGTCCGCGAGGTAGCTGATGCCTATCTGGCGCCCTACCTTAAAGCCCAGGGTAAAAAGGTAAACTCAGCCAGTCTTAGCGCATTACGAGAAGAGATCGAAAACAACCTGCGAACCTATTTTGTTGATCGCGCACAGCACGCAGTCATCGAGCCAGATCAACGCACCCGCGCTATTCTTCTTCGGGGCACTAACCCGGGGACCGTTGAAGGGGAGTTTCTTCGCGCTATTGCGCAGTTCAAATCATTCCCAACTGCGGTTATTCAGAAGACCCTGGGGCGGGAGCTGAGCACAGGTGGCATGGAAGGGGCGGTAGGTATTGCCAACGTTATAGTCTGGACGACCATGTTCGGATATGGCGCCATGGCGCTAAAGGATATGGCTAAAGGTAAAGAGCCTCGAAATCCTGACGACCCTAAGGTCTGGATGGCTGCCATGGCACAAGGGGGCGGCCTGGGGATTTATGGCGACTTCCTGTTCGGTGATATGAAGAACCGCTACGGGGGTGATGCACTGTCGACGCTAATGGGGCCAACGGCTGGCGTGGCCTCTGATCTGATCGACATCATGCAGCGCATGCGCGATGGTGACGATACAGCTGCCAAGGCGTTCTCGATGCTCAAGAACAATACACCCTTTATCAATCTGTTTTATACCCGATGGGCACTGGACTACTTGATTCTGCATCGCATGACAGAAGCCCTGTCGCCCGGGGCATTGAGGCGCGCAGAGCGGAGACTGAAGAAGGAAAACGATCAGCAGTTTATGATTCCGCCCTCTACTGTCACTCCTAGGGGCGGGTTCAGGCCAGAGCTAAAGGCATTTTGGCGGGAGGTTAGTTCATAGCTGTCAGGTAGAGAAGGCAGCCGAACCCAAAGGTCACCAGGTTCCCGATCATCCAGGCATTGGTTAGCTTAACCCAGCGCTGATGAGTTAGCTTAACCGCCTCGACAAATCCACAGCCCCGCTGACTTTGGATATCAGCAAGCATAAACGGGAAGGAGAAGCCCGCCAGTATCAGTACACCATAGAGAAAAACGAGCCAGATCGGTGGGCCCAAGAAGATCAGCAGATCCAACCCTAGGCGCCCCAGGATTAAGTAAGAGAAGATGTAGAGGATGATCATCTGGCTACATCTCCTTTTTGTGCCTTACTTTTGCTGCTACTGCATAGATAACTGAGGTCGCAACAAGTGAGCCAATTATGCTGTATGTAAAGCCTGTCGGAGAAGAGACTCCTGCATTAGATACTAGCGCGATCTGCAGGAATACCCTCCAGAACACAGCTGCTACCAATGCTATCCAATATTCTCGCGCGACGATTCCAGCAATTAGGTAGCCCGCAAGAGAAATCGGATCTACCATTGACACTAATATCCCTATGATTGCGTGAAGCATCCCTATCCTTAAAGACTAAGTTTAACTATTGATCGGTGCTGCCAGGCTCTCGCAGGGGCCCTGGCAACAAGGAAAAGAAGGCCCATCCAGTCGCAATACTAATCCCTGTTCTCGCCGTATTTTTCCTTCAGGTGCTCCCTGGCTTTCTCCATAGCCTCTGGGCTTGTCTCGCTTAGAGCCTCCATGAATTCACCAATGCTTTGGAGAATTTGCTGCCCTTTCTTGTGAGCTCTGGTCGAGGCCTCAAGTTCTTCGATAGAGACGGCCGCTTTTGAAAAGCTCTCCTCCAGGCGATGGACGATTTCGGCGTTCATGGAGCGGCCATTCGCATCAGCCAGCTCCTTGATGCGCGCGCGCATTCCCTCGGGAAGCCTGAGCATGAACTTGTCTTGTTTGTCGCTTGGGTATTGCTGCTTATCACTCATGCTCGAAGGATAGCAGCGAGTTGACACTTTTTTCTATGATGTCGAGTTGACATGTTTTGAAATGAGTAGCTATTATGGTGGTGTCGAGTCGCTACTATGGAGGTAAAGAGTAATGAGACAAAAACAAATCCCGCCCTTTGGGGTTCGAATGCAGCCTGACTTGAAACGGAAGGTTGAGGAGTCGGCGCACCGCAATGGCCGCTCCATGAACTCAGAAATCGTTTACCAGCTGACCAAGTTGTATTTTCCAGAGCGCTTCAAAGAAGGAGAAGCTGCATGAGCAACCTAGTTCCGTTTGACTTTAAGGGGGTGCAGATCCGGGCATTCGAAATGAATGGGGAGGCCTGGTTTGTGGCGAAAGATGTGGCTGAGTCTCTGGGTTACGCGAATCCGAGCCGAAGCGTTAAGGATCACTGCAAAGCCGCGCAAGTCCTTAAAAGTACTGATACGGTAGTTTTAGATATCCCTCCTCGTGGACTGCAAATAATTCCAGAGCGAGATATTTACCGCTTGGTGATGAAATCCCAGCTGCCTGCCGCAGAAGAGTTCGAGGAATGGGTGGTGGGTAAGGTACTGCCCTCTATCCGTAAGCACGGCGGTTACATTGTCAATCAGGAAAAGCTTACCCCTGAAGAGATTATGGCCAATGGCCTAAAGGCAGCGGAAAGCATTATTGCTGAGAAGCAGGCTGTGATTGACCAGCAAACTGCGAAGCTGGAGGAAACGGCTCCAAAGGCTGAGTTCCACGATAAGGTGGCGGCGGCCCCTGATGCACTGAGCGTAGCTAAGGCCGCGAAGATACTGGGCACAGGTAGAAATCGCTTACTGGCTCGTTTGCGGCAGATCGGCTGGGTGACTCGGAAGAATGAACCTTACCAGGCGAAGATTGAAGCTGGTTACCTAGATGTGAAACTTGGTGATTGGGAGCACCCGGATCATGGCATCCAGCAGTCGGTTACAACCTTGATTACAGGGAAGGGCCTGACTCGACTGCAGAAAGAGCTGGGAGGACTGGCGTGACTAGAGAGTACCCGCCCTTGAGACTGCGCGTTGAGCGTGACCTGAAGATTAGGATTACAGAAGCTGCATATTCTAATGGTCGCTCGGTAAGCGCAGAGGTCGCTTCCAGGCTGGAGTCTACGTTCTTGAGGGATACCACTATAGGGGAGATCAACCGCAAGCTTGATCTGCTGCTGGAGATCAACGGTGAAGCGAAGCCAGAATCCCCTTAGAGATTGAACACATTTTATCGGATCCTTTTGGAACGGAAGGCGGTAGAGTTAGGCGGGACTTAGGGAGTTGCAGCTCTCTAAGCCCCAGTATCAGCAAACTTTGGAAAGGAAACTGACGATGGAAACTATAGCACAACACGATTTGTGTACAGTACTACACGACCCGTGTAATTCGTTGCCATTTGTGAAAGAAATCACAGGCAGGCGCCGCAACTGGGTTGTCGAGGAGACGGGGGATTATGAGCGCGATTTTGAGACAGGTCGGCGCTTTGCTCGACGCTTGGTGAGCGCAATCCGAAATCGATCTGTGTCACCGTTCTTTCTGAGCTACGTGATTCAGGACATGCCGGCAGAGAAGGGAGCGATCGAACAGGCTTTTATCTCTGAGATAGGGTGCGTGCTGGTAGCGTAGCAGGCTCTAAAACATACACTTTTTCAAAGTATACGCGCGAATACTTGGTGCAAGTGTGCGTTTTAGGGATCAGCAAAGGCGAGCGATATGTTCGTCTTTTTAATGGTGAGGCGAATGCGACAGTGATGCGAATTCCCGTCACCTTTGATACCTTAACAGCTACATTGGCCATAGCTGCCAACGCCCACAGAACACCCTGAAGAACCCGCTCCGGCGGGTTTTTTATTGCCCGAAATTTCCCTTTATCCATTTCATGAGGCTTACCCCATGACCGTACCGAGCACCGTTTCGGTGGCGGGGCCGTTTGCTGGAAACGGCTCAACCACCGTCTTTCCGTTCACATTTAAAATCCTACAGGACTCTGATCTTGAAGTGGTGCATACCAATGCCGCTGGCGCCGAAACTGTCCTGACCTTGGCAACCCATTACACCGTTACCGGTGCCGGCAGCGAGAGCGGCGGATCGGTGGCCTACCCAGCATCGGGCAGCCCGCTACCCGTCGGTGAAAAGCTAACCCTGCGCCGTGTAGTGCAGCCTATTCAAGAAACCGACCTTACCAACCAAGGGCGCTATGCGCCGGATGTTGTAGAGCGGGAGCTAGATAAGCTTGCAATGGCAATCCAGCAGGTAAGTGAGGAGGCTAAGCGCTCTGTAAAGGTTAAGGTCTCCGACGACCAAAACACGCCCGATCAGTTGCGGGATGATTTCTTTGCAGCCCGAGATCAGGCCAAGAGCAGCAAGGAGGCTGCTGAAACCGCCAAGCAAACAGCAGAAGCGGCGAGAGATGCGGCGCTGACCGCGGCTTATCGAACTTACAAATCCGTCCAGCAAATGATTGATGCGGTAGCCGGGCAGGAGTTTGCGTTCCTCGACGGTATTAAGCTGGTCTGGGAGGGTTACTATGCCCCGGGTGACGGTGGCAATAACTATGGTTATTTGAAAGATGCCGGCAGTCCGGGCGGTCGACCAGCAGAGAACAAAGGGTCTATCTTCTACCTGCCTGGTGATACCAGTCATTATATTGAGGCTGCCACTCAGAAGGGGCTAGCAATCCTTGAGCAATGGGGTGGCGGGGCTGGCGCTACTGCTGCTCAAAACAAGTCTGCGATTATTGCCATTCATGACTACGCGCCTGCAGAAGGGCTGGGCTTGCAAGTATCGGGGCTTTTCGAATGCGAGGCGGGTATTGTATTCGAAAAGCCAATTGTGCTTTTCGGGGCAGGGCGTGCCTCGACTCACATCATAAAGTCTACCGTTGGCACTTTCTTCACGTTTGCGGCTGGAGCTGCTTTTGGCGGCCTGCGGAATATCAAATTGTCACGTAAGGCCGGAGTGCCTGATGGCATCGGAGCGCATGGCATAGTTGTAAGTGCAGGGCGTTTTGACTCTTACACGCTCCAGTGCGATGACTTCGGTGGCCACGGCCTACTCCTTCAAGACGCGAATGCTTCCATCGTGAATGGATTTGTTGGCATTAATAATGGGTTGGACGGCCTAGCTATTGAGGGTGAAGGGGCAGCCACAGATGCCAATGCTATCTTGTTGCTGAACCTAGATCTCAGAGTTAACGATCGACACGGCCTGTCATTAGTGAACTGCTTCTCGAACACTGGTTATAACGTCGTGTGCCAAGGCAACGGAAAGCGCGGCGTCTATATCAACGGCGACCGTAACTACCTAGACGGCGTGTACACAGAAGCGAACGAAGAAGGCGCGCTTGAGTTTGGTGGATCGTCAAACAACAACGATGTGATTTTTGCAAACAAGTCAGAGACATCAGGGGCTGATGGTTCCGGAGTGCTCGATAATACCAATGCCGGGGGGAACTCGTGGTATGCCCTTGGTAGCCGGACACTGGGGCGCCGGATTTTTCCGCGAGTTGATATGAATGAAGCGCGAATCGGTGAACCGGGTGGCGGATCGCCTGGATACCTAAGGCTATATGATAGCGGCTCCGTGTATCGCGTAGCGCTAGGGGGGACCGACTCAAATCAGGTATTGCAGTTTCTGTCCGAAGGGCCAGGCAAGCTGTCATGCTACTTCGAAGAGATCCAGGTTAATACGGCAGTTTTATCGTTGCTAAATGGCTGGGCAAACGCCGGAGGAAGTTACGGAGCCGCCAAGGCGCACAAAAGCCCTACCGGGGTCATCGAGCTATCTGGGGTTATCGGTTCTGGCACTACTGTTGCTGACACTAATATTGCAGTTCTGCCCGATGAATACAGGCCTCAGGTGATTCGGCGGATTTCCACGACTGATGATGGTGGGCGCGTTGTGCTGAACGTACTGCCGACCGGCGAACTACGATTGGCGTCTGGGGCAAATATGAATGTTGTCTTGGATGGCCTATCTTTCCGCCAATAAACAATGAGGGCCGCAATAAAGGGGCGCTCGCGTGGAAATGCGCCTGCTTGCGGTCCTGAAGGCCTTGGATGTGCAAGCGCCTGCCGTATCTATGTAGGTAGGCACTGCACTGTCTTGCTGGTACTATTCAGCACGCTTTGGGTACCCAGCTAGTACATGGCATTTCACTGCTAAAGGTGGTTGCAAATACTAAACCGGGTAATAAGTCGGGTAACTTAAAGTGCCTGCTTCAGTAATTTCTATATAAATCAGCGGTTTAAGTACTTTATGATGTTAATGATCGATAACTACGATTCCTTCACCTATAACATCGTGCAGTATTTCGGTGAATTGGGGGCGGATGTCCGGGTTTATCGTAATGATGAGATTACGCTGGAGCAGATCGAGGCGCTGGCTCCGGATCAGCTGGTGATCTCGCCGGGCCCCTGTACGCCGAATGAGGCGGGGGTATCGGTGGCGGCAATCGAGCATTTTGCTGGCAAGCTGCCGATTCTGGGGATCTGCCTGGGGCATCAGAGCATCGCTCAGGCGTTTGGTGGTAAGGTGGTGCGGGCCAAGCAGGTGATGCACGGTAAGACCTCGCCGGTGATCCACCGCGATGGCGGTCTCTTCAATGGCCTGAAAATGCCGCTGGAGGTGACGCGTTACCACTCGCTGGTGATCGACCAGACAACGTTGCCAGAGTGTCTGGAAATGACCGCCTGGACGGAAAACCCTGATGGTTCGATCGATGAGATCATGGGTGTGCGCCATAAGACCCTGGATATCGAGGGCGTGCAGTTTCACCCCGAATCGATCCTGACCGAGCAGGGCCACGAACTGCTGGCCAATTTCCTGAAACGAACAAAATAG